CGTTGAACGTGAGGACGCCGCTTTTGAGGATGGCCTCCTCCTCGGTCATGATGGTCTTGGAAACCGCCCCGAGGTCGTCTTTCGCGGTGTAATACGATGGGGATTATTCAAGAGTAGCCCCGCCGGACACGTGTCCCAGACGGTTTTCCGGTATGCAGATCTCGTCGGTGGAGGGCAGTTCGCCGGTGAACTCCATGACGAACAGCTCGCCCGAACCGAGCGTGATTTTCTCAGTGGTGCTCAAATCATGATGACCTCCTTCTATAGTTGGTATTGAAATGCTTTCGGTCTTTTGGTCTTTAGAAAAGGTTTTGGCGCGACGCTAACGGCCGCATGATGGGAATGCGAAGGCAGGACGGCTTTGAAGAATCCGTCTCTGAAATGCAGTGAGTTGTGCGGATGTTTTTGATGATTCGGACTATTTAGGGCGAGAGGTTGCCCAAGTTGAATCGGATAAGATGGCGGTAGGTTGACTAGCCGAAGCCGCCCCTTACCTTCATTGTACCAACCCTACGCAAGGTGCGCACTACTGGAAAGGCTGGAACATTTTCCTTACGTTTCCAGCTTAACCCGCGGGCCGCAGTCCGAGTCTCAGGAGAAGGCTCTCTTGAAGGCGCGGCGCATTGCGTTGGATCGGCGGCGGAAATCATCGCTCTCGTCCATCAAAGAGCGGCCTAGCAGACTTGGCGCTCACTGTGCCGCAGCAAGGTGTGAACGTTTCGTTCGTAGTTGATTTTCCGCAATGCCGTTACAATGGATGCTGCTCGATATCGGCACAACCTGGATACGATTTGAAGGAGCCCTATGGAAAATACGCTCGAAAGAACTCAAAAGCCCAGGATCGTCACCGTCTTCTCGTCCAAGGGCGGCACGGGAAAGACGACGATCGCCGCGCTGCTCGCCTGGAAGCTCGCCGAGCAGGGAGAGAGCGTCCTGGTGGTCGACCTGGACAGCCAGTCCAACATCTCGCGCCTCTTCGGAGTCGGGAAGCCCTCTTCGACCGTCGCCGACGTCTTCCCGAAGGAAGGCGGCGAGGCGGCGAGGACCCTGGATGCGGTCATCGCGCCGACTGACTGCGAAAACGTCTGGATCGCCCCCTCGAGCTCCGGCCTGCGAAATCTGAACACGGCGGACGTCTCCGACACGACGCTGCGCGACGCCATCGCGGGAATGGAGAGGAAGTTCGGCTGCATCGTGATCGACTGCGCGCCCGCGGCGAGGAGCCTGAATGAAAACGCCGTCAGGGCGATCGAGGCCGGAAGCGAGGAGTCGACGGTGGTCGTTCCGACGCGCGCGACCGCAACCGACATGGCGGCGGCCGCGATGAACCTTAAAATGGTCCGCCGTGACAATCCCGCCGATCTTGTCAGCCTGGCCGCATCGCTCCTCTTCGTGGAGGAGGTCCTCGGCAGGGTCGAAGGGAAGCTGCCCCTCACGCCCTACAAGGTCGTGACCAACCGCCCCGGCCCTGTTCGACCCGGCGGATGCATGTGCGCTGCGCAGGTCCCCCAGGATCGGAAGCTGCAGGAAATGGAGGTTCTCGGCTTCAAGCCGAAGAACGTCGACTATGCGGCCCTGTCCGAGATACTCGGGTAACCGGAGCCAAGCCCCTAGAACGCGAAAAGGCATGCGGCCACCATGGGCCGCATGCCTAGAAGTCGCGATCGTATCCCAGCTCGCGTCCGAGCCTCTCCCCCGCCCCGTCCTTCAGGACAAAGCCGAACTCGAAGCGGGTCTGGTAGAGATGCTCGGAGTTGATGTACACGGTCTCGTAGCGCTTGTACTCAACGGCGCGGCGGTCGAGCGCGCGCATCACCGCACGCACGGCCTCCTCGTCGAAGAAATCGTAGGCGTACACCTCTATGGTGACGTCGTGCTCGGTAATGCAGTTCACGAGGTCGGCGCCGCGCCGCGTGACCTCCTCGTTGTAGACGGCGTAGGTGCCGTCGGGCGGGTTGTTGAACGCGCACGGCGCGAAGGGCAGGCCCGTCTCGCGCAGCACGTCGTCCACCCTAACGGCCGGCATCGCGGATCGCCTCCCGAACGCGCTTCTCGAACTTCGCCGTATAGGTCCTGGACGCCTCCGTCAAGAAGCCCGTCCCTCCCCAGCGGCCACCCTGCCTAAGCGCATGCCCGCTGTTCAGGAGGTGGGTAAGCCGGTACTCAGGTGAGCGGACGTACCATATCTTCGAATAGACGAGCGGGGTGTCCCTGCCGACCTTGGATGCTATGTGGTTGGCGTAGGTTCCCGCCGGTCTTCCCCCTATCGTCTTCCTCGGGGCGGTGCGCTTGGTCTCGCTCACCAGCTCTTTTGTCGTGACGTCCACGGTTTTCCTCACTTCGGCCGTCACGTCCTCGCCGTAGCCGTCAAGCACCCCAATGAGCGCCTTGGAGAACGCGTCGGGGTCCACTCGCATATCGCTCACGGGCGCTCACCTTGGTGGTACTGGTGGTTCTCGCCCACCAGCTTCACCGTCATGTGCTGGAGCCTGTAGTCGTCGTAGGAGATGATGCGGTAGAACCCTCCGTCCCAGGCGATGCGGTAGTCCTGCAGCGCATGGGCGATCTTCTTCAGCTCGTGGTTGTAGCGCACCGTGAACGTGAGCGAGTAGGACGAGCGGGTGGATCCCGCCGTCGTGTACTCGTTGGAACCGGTGGTGTTTATATGCGCGTGAAGCCTTTGGAACGTGATCCACTGCCTGGCTTCGCGGTCCTTGTACTGTACGAGAATCGGTTTGTCGAACGTCATCGTTGGTATCGCTCCTCTATATCAAGCTGTAGGTGCAGCATCATCGAGGACAGGAGGGTGCGGACCACCGCCCGCTCCTTCGTCGATGCGCCGCGCCCATCGTAGAGCTCGCCTATCAACATGAGGCCCAGCTCCCTCGCCTTCGCCAGGCTCTCGGGGGAGACGGCGGTGGCGTAGTCGTTGCCTATGGCGCCCATGAGGTAGGAGTCCATCGCAGCGAGCAGGCTGCGCACGCGGCGCATCACCATGTCGTCTGCGTAGTCAACGCCCAGGTAATCAAGGACATCTTGTTCGGAAATGAAGTCCATTGCCTAGTTCACCTCGGGTTTCTTAGCCTTGGGCAACCGCGATAACGCCGTAAACGAAGCTGTCTGGGTCCTTAACACAGGCGTCCTTACGTTCAAGAGCTCTGAAGAGGGTCAAGTTCTGGGCGAAGGCATTGACGTTTCCGACGCTGGCGATATCGGACGCATTCAAGATGTACTGCTGGCGATCCCAGAACGCCACGGCTTCCTTCATATCCCCGATGATGAACGGGATCTTGTTGTCCTCAGTAGGCAAGACGTTGTTCGGCACTACTTTGATAGGCACGACAGTCGCACCCGCGCGAAGCTGCAGCTTCGTAGGCTCCGTCGGGTTCGGGTTCAGCAGGTAGCGGCCGTTCTCGTCCTTCAAGCTGTCCATCCAGTTCAGACCTGAATCGTTCGTCAGGATGATGGATGAGGACAGGTACGCTTGCCCAAGCGTCACGTTCAAGGCCTTCTTGATGTCCGTCAATCCGCCAAGAACCACTTCGCCTTTGGATTTCAGGATATCCAGGATCAATTTGTTGGACGTTGCAACGGACTTACGCGCGAACCATTGAGAGATGGTCTGCTGAAGCGCCGCATCCGTGTCCTGCAGCAACTGGTTAGTCACCGGAAGGAAACCACCGTAATTGCGGATCTGGTACTTGATAGGCTGGAAGTTGATGTTCTCAATCTGCTCGATAACCCCTGCTTCGTCCATTTCTCCGAACGCCGTTGCAGTGGCTTTGGACTCGTAGGTACGGGATCCCTTGTTCGTCGTTACCTGGTTGTAGTCGACAAGCGGAAGCAGAGAGAACTCGGCTTTCTTGAAGTGGTTGATCTGCGTCACGATGTCCTGAGGAACGATGTATCCGCCCTCGGCGTCAACACCCTCTCTCATCCCGTTGTAATCTTTAAAGCGTTTGCGAACGCCCTTGAGGAAGGCTTTCGTGATTTCCGCTTCGCTGTTCTTGCCAGCCTT